AAGGACGGCGAACTGGTGTACGAAGCCACGGACATCGACAACAGCGCGAGGAACTTCGCCATCCGGTCGGCGTTCGCCATGTGGGGAGCCAATGCGCCTCAGACGTTCCACGTGGAGCATGACGTTGGTGAGAACCTGTCGGCGCTTGGGGTAGCTGAGATCAAAGTAAGGATGCTGGAGGTTGCTGCCAGGATCAAGAAGTTAGCCGGCGAAGAGGGGGCTGATGTCAGCGTTACAAACGTCAAATCTGCAAACGGAAGCAACGCTCCTCATCAAAGAACTCGAACAGTACGAGCGGGAACTGCTGATTCGCCGAGCGGAGACGGACTGCTACTACTGGCTGACGGAACTGACCAGGACTGAGGACGAGCAAGCACTTAAGGAAGCGAGCCGGTACGCCAAAGAGCAGCGGGTGAGCCTGAAAAAGGCGCTCGAAGTGCTCGGCGAGTCGGTGAATCCGTATAAGCCGTTCCCACGCAAGGAATACCTGCGGTGGGTGTTGACGGTGATGGAGAAGGAGGACATCCTTTTCCTGGAAAAGTCGCGGACAATGATGATTTCGTGGCTTGTCAGCGGGTATTGCGCTCATTGGGGCTTCACGCGAGCGGCGACGGTGACCGTGTTCCAGTCCGAGGACGAGGATCGGGCGGTCCACGACATCGACTACGTGAAAATGCTGTGGAAGAACAGCCCGGACTGGCTCAAATGCCGGTGGCCGCTAAAAAAGGACCTCGATAAGCAGAGTTATAACGAGTTTGAACTGGCGAACGGGAGCCGGTTCAAGGCGATTCCTGGTGACCCGGACAAGATCCGGTCCGAGCACCCCACTTTGATCGTTCTGGATGAAGCCGCCCACATTACGAAGGGCGAGGACTCCTACAATATCTCGATGGGATGCAGTCCGGTGAAGATGATCGCGCTTTCGAGCGCAGCGCCTGGGTGGTTTCAGGACGTGGCTGAGGAGGCTAAGGAGGTTCCTTGGCCTTACGTGTTAGAGGAGGGATGAAGTGTACAATTACGCAAATAATCTGCCGCAGCAAGGGTGGGGTGCCAACTTCACGTCATCGCCGGAGCTCACTCAGGACCAGTGGGACATGCAGCAGATGAGAAACAAGATGGGGCGCAACTACAACTACAAAGCCAATTACCCATCAGCCGCCCAGCCGCCGCCGCCCGGTGGTTACGCCATGCAGCAGAGGGAGATGCAGCAACTGGATGGAATGGATGGGTTATCGACAAGAGGCGGCCTGCTTGATCCTACAAGGGCCGCACCGCCGCCGCCCGGTGGTTACGGGCGTGCCGTAGAACAAAGTTCGCAACCAAGTCCATTAGACCGATGGAGATCAAATGCGCCGCCGCCCGGCGCTCCGGAAGTCCCCGACTTCGTTCGCCAAGGCACCGCCAACTATCAAGCCGCCAACGCCACCCAACAGGGCGCACAAGGCCCGCAGCCAGGCGTCACCGTCCCGCAGCAGCAACGGATGCGACCGCTGCCGGCGCAGGGGTTCGGGAGGCCGCTATGGTAAGGCTCCTACTCGCCCTTCTCTTTGTTGTAGCCGCTGAAGCGCAGCAGTCCTACTCCTACAACATCTTCAGCCGGAAGCTCGATTACGGGGCCATGGACACCAACACGGTCGCCAATTGGTCAACATGGGTGCGTTACCGCGTCACCCTTGGGGCCTCTGGCTGGACAGTCTCTAAGAACGGTGCAACTGCCGGTGCGCCCGTCTCGGCTGAGGCTGATACTTCTCAGGATGTGGTGTTGTTCTCCAAAGTCGCCCGGCAACGGATCGAGAATCTGCAAGTCAAGACTGCAACGGCGTGTGCCGGGGCAACAACCATTCTTCTGGGTGCCGGTGTGGCGTCCAGTGGTGCGCTGTTCCTCGCCGCGTTGTACGATGTGAAAGCTGCCGTCAGCGACACAAACTATTCAACAGGAATTGCGGCCGCGTTACTCTCCGGTGGAACCACATTCGCCGCCGAGAACGTCACTGCGAGAGTCGCAACGACGGTGGAGAACGTGAGTGCAATCACGACCGGCTGCGCGTTCGACGTGTTCGTGTTGACCAGTCTGCTACCGTAGAACGGAGGGTGCGATGAACAATGTGTTCACCTATAAAGATGAGGTTGGGGCGACTGTGGACCTCGTGGGAAGCCACATAAACTCCGTCATGGACAACGGACCCAACGTGCTCATCTGGTTCTCCGATGGCGACCGCGAGGATCTGGATGGGGAGAATGCGGTTGCGTTTCGGAAGTGGTGGAAGAAGTTCAAGGAGAGTTGATGCGCTTTATCAACTGGAGACTCTACCGCATTGTCATGCGGCTTGCCCATCGGTTTCACTGGCATTACGCGCCTCCGATCTACCCGGATGGCGATACCGTTCTGTGGTGTCAGTGGTGCGGCTTCCGACAAACTACGAAGAGGTTCACAGATAAGCAGATAGCGAAGGTGCTCAGCGGGTGACAGGTGTTTCCGGCCCGCTCCCCGGCCTCTCCCTCCGCCGCACATCCCAAGGCATCGCCGTCCTCCGCGTCCATCACACCTGCGACCCGGACAAGTCCAGCGACGAGTGGCGGGCGAAGGAACGGGCGAAGTTCACTTCCGAAGCGATCTTCAGGCAGGAGATCGACATTGAGTACGACGCCAAGCAGGGGGCGTTAGTCTACTCCGAGTTCGACCCGCAGATCCACGTCATACCGAACGACCAGGTTCCCGCGAAACTGACCCGGTACATGTCGATTGACCCGCATCCACGGACGCCGCACGCGATGCTCTGGGTCGGCATTGACCAGTGGTCAGATTGGTACGTGTACCGGGAACTGTGGGACAGCCAGGTCTACGGTCAGGCCCGCCAGCTTCGAGACAACGACTCCGAGAACTCCTACACCGTTAAGGAGTACGTGGGGGCCATCGTCGCCCTCGAAGGCAACAGCATCGAGTGGCACAACGAGGAAACCGACGACGAGTACGGGATCTTCCGGCGCGGCACCAAGGGCGAGAACATCGTCTACCGCTTCATGGATCAGGCCGGGAAAGCGTTCCGGGCCAGCGGTGAGGGCCAGCAGGTTGAGACGTATGCGAAGCGGTATGATCGCTTCGGGATTCAATGCGTTGACCCAAAGAAGTCCCATGAGTCCGGCGAGGACGCGATTCGCCAGTTGCTCAAGAGTCGCCGGCACGACACCAAGGGCGCATGGCCGCGGATTCACATTGCGGCGCGCTGCGAAGAGTTGATAATGGAGTTCCGGCGCCACCGCTGGAAGTCGATCAGGAAATGGACTGCGGACCGTGAGTTGTACCAGGAAGGTTCGCTCGTCCGCACACACATGCTGGACAACCTGAGATACCTCGCCACAGGGGATCTTTGTTGGATTGGGAATTTGGCAAGTTAAGCAAGCAAGCTAAGAAGGAGACGAAAATGCACATTGTTCCAATGATGGATTGCGGCGATGGTATCGCAAGGGCCGACAACGGCAGTATCGGTGTCATCCTCGCGGTGGTCACGGCCACGAAGGTCTTGACTGCGGAAGAGACCGGCCTGGTGATTACGAACCGCGGTTCCGCCCTGGATCTTACGGTCACGCTGCCGGCGCCGAAGGCTGGACTGCGATACCGCTTCCAGAAGGCCGTCATCGACAAGGACATCATCATCAACACCGATGTTGCCGCGACCAAGATACACGGCGGCGCTGGCGCCACTCAGGGCGTGACGGCGACCAGCAACACCGACACGCAGTACGCGGCTTGCGAAGTCTACTGCGACGGTATCGCGTGGTGGGTTGCGAATCAGTTGGGGACCTGGGCCATCAGCTAATGAACGAGGTCGAGACCGCTGCCAAGGCCGCCTACGCGGCCTACGGGAAGTTCCTCCGCGACCGCGGCTTGCTCGGTCGCAACACAGCGATACCGTGGGAGGACATCTCGCAGCGCCTCCGTGAGGCGTGGATCGAGGCGGCCAAGGCAGCGAGAGCGACCTGATGGCAACCACTGCCGGGGAGATCAAAGACCAGCGCAGAGTCTCCGAACGCTGGATGGAGTCCAACTTCTACGAGCAGTGGGAGACCGTCTGGAAGAACTACTTCTGCGAGGCGGACCCGGAGAAGGACGAGCGCGGCAAGCCTGACAGAGAGTTGACTTCCATCGGGATGCCGGACACGTTCGGATTCACGCGCCGGACGGTGGCGAGGGTGACGGCGCAACCGCCTAACTTGCGGTTCCATGCTAAAGACCCGGAGTTGGCCGAGCTCATCTCGCGCACGCTCATGTACCAGTGGGACAAGGCGAAGCAGCAGCGGCTTCAGAAGAAGCACGTCGCGCAAGCGCTGCTGTTCGGCATCTCCATCAAGGCGTGGTATTGGGAAGTCGAGGAGTATCAGCGGACCAAGCGGATTGACCCAATGGGGCAGTTGACCCCGGAGGACATCCGCCTAATCAGCAACACCTACAAGGTTGACCCACGCTGGTTCAGCGTGCCAGTGGCTGGGAAGATGAAAGCGGCCAGTTTGTTGTCGGAGTACAGCCGCAACGGACTGTTGCCGGTCAAGTACGCCTACAAAGCGTATGAGGGTCCGAAGGCGGATTGGATCTTTGCCGGGGACTGCTATTTCGAGCCAAACTTTCAGACGCTCCAGACCTCGAACTGGTTCATCTTGGACCGGCGCCGGAACTTACCGTACCTGAAGCGCCTCGCCAGACTGTATCCGCAGATGAGGCCGGGGCTGGAGAAGTTGGTTCGAGACCATCCGACCGGCTCACCGGGTGTTTCGTCGAACACGAACCGGGACACCACCTCACTTCGGAACCGGCTGTTGACGGCGATTGATCGCAGCACGGAGATCGAGAGCAACGTCACGCTGAACACGCAGGAGTGGACGATCACGGAGCGGCACATTCCAGGTGTGAATCCGAAATGGGCTCTGGTAGCCGAAGAGGATATCTTCCTTGGAGAGATTGACCATCCGTATGACCTTCAGGGGAAGATCCCTTTCACGGACTGCGTGCTGATCGACAACCTGCTGTGCGGGATCGGGGACTCGACGGCCCGCATCATGCGCGGGTTGCAGTTGCTCCACCAGCGCCAAGTGAATCGGCGCTTCGACCTGATCTACAACATCCTGCGGCCGCTCATCGGGACAACCAACCGGGAGCTGTTTGAGAACCCAGGCCTAATTAAGCGGCACGGCGGGTTCAGGTTGGTCTACATGCGCGGCCAAGGGGACATGTGGGTGCAGCCGGAACAAGCGGCGATGGCGTCGGCCGCTGCCAGCATGAGTGACGAGCAGGGCATCATGCAGTTGTTGCAGATGATGACCGGAGAGTCAAACATGTCGATGATGGCCAACGTGGACCCGATGCAGACACGGACGGCGACGGGCGCGAAGTTGCTCCAGGCAAACCTCGACGTGCTCTCGAAGGATCTGAACGACATGTTCGCCATGACCTCGCTGGCAGCGGACGGGGAGTTGATGTACCTGCTGAACAGGTCAGAGTTGAGTGAGCCAATCGAGTTCAACGGGGCGATGTACAACCGGAAATACAGCCACGAGCAGGATATGCTCCGCGAACAGTGGATGAAGATTGGGCCGGAGCAGTTCCAGATCGACGGCGAAGTGATCCCAGAGGTTGGTTCCACGCTGGCCGACGACGACGAGGCCCGCGTTGGAAAGGCGACGATGCTGTATGGGGCGGCCATGCAGGCTCCCACCCTGTTCAACGTGGCGAAGGCGCGGGATGAGTTCCTGATCGCGCACGGCAAGGGTCGTGAATTGGCACAGTGGGCCGCCGAGCCGCCACCGCCACCGCCGCCGCCTGAAATGAAGTCGTCCACCAGCGTTTCATGGAAGGGCGAGGAGTTGCGGGCCGACGTGCAGGCTCAACTACTCAGCAAGCTCCTGGGCGTCGAGGTTCCGATGGAAGGGCAGACGGCGCCGGAACAGCCGCCAGGTCCTATGCCACCGAACGGACCGCCTGGAGCCGGTCCTATGCCGCCGCCAGGACCACCGGCCCCCGGCCCGCCGCCTGGAGCAGTGCAGTGACGGCATTGAACACTGAAGATCGCCGCTTCCTTGCGGCCATCATTCAGAACAAGGAATTTCAAAGAGTTGTTTCCATCGTCTTGGAAGAACACAAAGCCAGGGCGGTGGAGTACATGCGTACCTGCTTGAACAGGACACCACCTGTGATTGAAGATGCGATTCGAGC